AGAAGGCTTCATTAATATGCCGATGGTCACGCCACGCACGTTCACGGAACCGGGTGACGTGTATGGATACTCCCCCGCGCAACAGGCGTTGCCAGCGCTTGGCGGCGTTTCCGCCATGAAGAAGACGGTCCTCAAGCAGGGCCATAAGGCAATTGATCCGCCTTTGCTCGGTCATGACGACGGAGCTATTTCGGGGCGCGTGGATCAACGTCCCGGCAGCATGACATGGGGCGGCATTGATAATCAGGGCCGTAAGATGATCGCGCCCATGGATACGGGTGCAAATTTCCAAGTTGCGGAACAGCTAGTCACGGATGAACGGCGGGATATTGAAGACAGCTTCTTCGTTACCGTGTTCCAGATACTCAGCGAAAGCACGGAAATGACGGCAACGGAGGTTGTCGAGCGGATCGCGCAACAGGCAGCGCTGGTTGAGCCGACTATGGGCCGACTGCAAAGCGAAGACTTGGGGCCGTCCAGCGAGCGGGAGATTGCGCTACTTGCAGAAAACGGAATACTCACGGCGAAGTATGGGCTTGAAATGCCTCCTGAACTTGTCGAGGCAAAGGGCGAGTATGAGATTATTTATACTTCGCCATTGGCAAAAGGCCAACATACGGAAGACGTGGCGGGCTTCATGCGCTGGCTTGAAATGGCGTTAAAGTATGCAGAAGTCACACAAGACCCGTCAGCTTTGGACTGGATCAACTTTGACGTGGCTTCCCCCGACATTGCGGATATTCTGTCTGTGCGTACAGCTTGGGTTCGCGATATGGATAGCGTGGAAGAGATGCGTGATAAACGTGAAAAGAAAGCCGCTGCACAACAGGTCATGGATCAAGCACCGGCTATTGCGAGCGTGGCCAATCAGGCGATGAAGCAAGGCAGTGCGGGCAACAGCCAACCACCGGGCGTGAGCAATGGTTAGGATGATGTGGGGCACGCATAAAGAAAATGGTATTTGGATTGCATCCGTGCCGGATTGGCGATTGATATGGCGGGGACATGACGCACTGTACGTTGCAGTCAGTCGGTTGCGTTTGCGTATAATGAAGTGCAGTTGTAATGGCTGATGACTTCATAAGCGGCGACGACTTCGATCCTTATGATCCCGCTGATGAAAGCCGTTCCAGTAATGCCTTTGCGAAGAAGGCCGTTGTCGCTCAAGAGGTTATTGTTGACTTTTTAAGGCGGCGGCAGGAAGCCTATAAGCGCGTATTCGCTGGCAACCCCACAAGCGATGACGCACAGCTTGTGATGGACGACCTGCAACGCTTTTGCCGGGGAAGAGAAACAGCATTCGATATTGAAGAGCGCGTCCATGTGCTGTTGACCGGACGGCAAGAGGTTTATTTCCGTATCATGGATCATTTGCGGTTGTCCTATGATGCGTTGGTAGAGAAATACACCGCGAAAGGATAGAATATGTTTAAACGCGTTACCGGACACCCCATAGCTTATGGGCCGGAATGGGTTGATCGTCTTGTGTGCAGCGCTGAAGGGGATGACAACAAAGGGGGAGGCGGCACACCTCCGCCCGGTGGGGCACCCCCTCCCGGAAGCCCACCGCCCGGTGGCACACCAGCAGTGGCACCATGGGCCGCGCATACCGGCGAAGGTCCATGGCCCATTGGCGACAAGCCTTGGTACGAGACAATCCCGGAGCCGCCTGTCAAGGAATTGATGGCGCAGAAGAACTATAAGACGCCGCATGAGACAGCGGTGGCCTATTATAATCTCAACAAGATCGCGTCCACGGAAGAAAGCAAAAAAGTCATTATTCCCGGTGCCGACGCAAAGCCGGAAGAACTGGACGCGTTCTATACCAAGCTTGGACGGCCAGCCAACCCGGAAGGGTATAATGACGTATTCAAGTTTGACGACAAGGTGAAGGTTGATCCAACGGTATTGGATTTCGGGAAGAAGCTTGCGCATAAGCTGGGGTTGGACCCCAAGCGCGCGAAGACCATGGCTGACGACTGGAATGCCTTTGCCGCTGAACAGGGCCAGAAATCCGCCACCACATGGAGCGCGGACAACGACAAGGCGGTTGAAACCGTTAAGCAGAAGTGGGGCGCGGAAGCTGACGCGATGATTGAAGGCGGGCGGCGCGTATACAAGTCGCTAGGTCTGGACGACAAGCTTATGACCCAGATCGAAGCGCATATCGGTGCTGCACCAGTCATTGAACTGTTAGCACGGATAGGCAAGGCCACGGCGGAAGGAGGTTTCATGGGAGGTGGTGGAGGTGGCGGGAGCGGCGATCCCAATGCGATGACGCCGGAAGCTGCGGCAATCGAAATCAACCGCTTGAATGGCGACAAGGACTTTCAAGAGAAGTATATGAACAGGCACCATTCTGAGCACGAAAGTGCGCTGGCGCGCATGAACGCGCTATACGCACGCGCGGGTGACAAAGCACCCGGCTAGTTGACAGATACGTGGCCAAAGAGTTATGCCTGCCACCGGGACCATCCTTATAGGGTGGTCACCGGAGGGCCATTTTGGGCACCCCTTGTCGTATAGCCTGTCCTTGAAGGGCCGGAATACGGGCACCCCTTCGCTTAGAACCAGCGAAATTCAAATCACAGGGTGTCAACATGCCAGCAACCGAAAGCTTGGCCGCATATAGCGTGCCAGAGCATCACGTCAAAATGTACACGTCCAACGTCCGCGCCGCGATCAACAAGCGTGGCGGCGATCTTGTTGCGCGTGTATCCATGGGCAGCTATTCCGGCGAGAAGGTCCAACTCGTCAACTTCCTCGGCCCGGTGGAGTTTATCGAGCGCAGCACGCCATATGGCGACACGAAGATCACGGAAGTCGAACACACGCAACGCTGGATTTCCGCGCTCGAATATGACTGCGCTATTCTCGTGGATCGTCTCGATACGCTCAAGATGATTTACGATCCCACGTCCCCCTACGTGGAGCGGATGCGGGAAGCGGCGGCGCGGCGCATGGATCGCATCGTGATGGACAAGTTTTTCGCCATCGCGAAGAGCGGCAAGGATGGCACCGTTGACGTGTCGTTCCCGGCTGCGGATACCGTGGTGCATGGTGGCACCGGGTTGGTGCTGACCAAGCTGCGCTCGCTGCGCAAGCTCATCAAGAAGCGCCATGTCGATCTTCGCGCTGTACGTCCGTTCATTGCGGTCACGGCGGAACAGGTGGACAACCTGTTGGGTGAGACAACGACCACCTCTATCGACTTCAACGCGATCAAGCCGTTGGTGGATGGTGAAGTGACCACCTTCATGGGCTTTACGTTCGTGCCGTTCGAGGATTATCAGGGATATGGCATCCCGACACACGCCGACACGGGGACCATACGTGACTGCCCGGTATGGGTGCCGGATGGAATGCACTTCGGATCGTGGGACGCGCTGACGGTCATCATCAGCAACCGGCCCGACAAGAATAATATCAAGCAAATCCATGCCACCTTCACCGCTGGTTCGACCCGCGTGGAAGAGGGCAAGGTGTTCAAGGTGGAGTGCAAGGAGACTTGAGCCAACACTAAGGCGGCTGATACCCGTCAGTGTAATACGTCCCAACCAACGAGGAAACCGAAATGGCTACCGTATACAGCACCCAGCTTACCGAAGGGGTGCGCAAGTACCCCATCGACGATCACGGCAAGACGCGCATCCAGTATTTCTACTTCAAGAACACCACTGGTGCAGCGCTCGCGGACGGAACGGAAATCGACTTGTGCGATCTTCCGCCCGGTCGCGTACGCATCCTGCCCAACCTGTCGCGCTACAAGTCAACCGCCTTGGGCGCGTCAAGATTGCTCGATATCGGCCACCGGGCTTACTACAAGGACAACACCCCCACCCCCGTGGTCGATGATGACGATGCATTCGTGGCGAACAAGGACGTGTCCGCGCTCGTCAATGACGTGCCGTTTGATGCGACGTTCATGAAATACGATATCTACTCCAAGGCTGGCGTGCGTATGTATGCCACCGTGGACGGCGGAACAATCCCCATCGACGCGATTATCGAAGGGTATATCTTCTACGTGTACGAATAACGCGGGCGTCCCCCCTGTTTTGTCCGCGTAACTGGAGCCGCGATCATGCCCGACGCCAAGTCGATCCTCAATCTTGGCTTAGGGAAGATCGCGGCTTCTCGTATTGTATCTCTTGATCCGCCACGTAGCCCAATCGAAAAGCATTGCGCACAGGGCTATGTGCAATGGCGCGACCTTGAGCTATCCAAGCGGGATTGGAAATTCGCCTATGTCAGTGGCTATCCGCTGACTAGTGAAGGCCCGTCACTGGCGAACCCGACTGATAGTTATAAATATCGGTTTGCGTTGCCCAACGACTTCATCCGTCCATTGCGCAACAAGGATACGGGATGGGACCGGCGCGGTAGCTATCTCTATTCCATGTACCCGGCACTGGAGATAGACTATATCGCCCGTGTATCGGAGAGCCAATTCGACAATACCTTTATCGAAGTGCTGGCATGTCGTATTGCGCTGGAATGCGTGGAGTTTGCAACGCAATCCAATACCAAGGCGCAAGCACTTCAAGCGGCCTATGACGACGCCATCAAGATAGCTGGTCGTTTAAACGCTTACATCACGGGGCCGCAGGATACAACGCTACTCGATAGTCATAGCGAGTGGATAACCGCGCGCCTCGGATATTGGAATGGCTAAGGTATCTCCGAATAGAAACAACTTCAACGCAGGGGTATTCAGTCCACTCCTAGAGGGCCGCGTTGATCTTGATAAATTCCCCGCGTCAATGCGGTCGCTGCATAATTACATTGCAACGCCACAGGGACCAGCCATACCCCGTAGCGGCACCTATTTCGTAACGCCAGCATATAACGACGCCTATTTCAGTACGCTGGTTCCTTTCGTGTATAACGAAGAGGAAGCGTTCAATCTGGAGTTCTCGCATCTGACAATGCGGATCATCCGGGAAAATGGCGTACAAGCCTATGAGCCGTCCACCGTCACGGCGATCCTTGACGGCACGCCGCTGAAAATAAGTAGCGCACAGCTAACCACGCATGGCGCGGCAGTCGGCGGGCATGTGGCGCTGGACGGGTTTGATCCGTCCTATAACATCAATGGCGTGGTCTATAGTATTACAGCCAAGAGTGGCAACGACTATACCCTGAATGCGAATTATGCCGGTCCTTTAGTGGCCACTGGCATTACCGTGTCGCTGATCTATGAGATTGCATCGCCATACTCGCATACGGGCGCGCGTAACCTCCGTCCGGTGCAGTCCATCGACGTGATCTATCTCTATTGCGACGGATATAAGCCGCGCAAGCTGTCACGTTATGATACCTATGACTGGCGTTGGGAAGAGTTTGATTTCGACACAGGGCCATTCATGCCCGTGGAGGAGAAGAACGGGATATTGAACCCGCTCGCGACGGGCAATCCCGTTCCTAACATGACTTCGGATGTGCTGCCTGCTGGATATGTCGCGTCAGCTTCTACGTTTGAACCGACACATGAAGCCTATAAAGCGTTTGACGGGAGTAAGCTGACATATTGGCAACCAGTAGCGGGTATTCCGTTTGATCCGGATACCGATACGGGTGGAACTGGATTTCAGAGGGGTGTACTTAATATAGAGTTACCCGCGCCAAAGTTGATTAAGAACTATACGATATACTACGGAAACGACAATAGTGAAAAAGATTACATGGCGAGTGACTTCGCGCCGGGAGACTTTACATTTGAAGGCGGCAATGGCGGGGCCTTCGCTATATTGGATACTCAGATTGGCTATGTCCTGTACGAGGGCAACAGGTCTGTCACTTTTGAATTGAAGACCAATGTTACTCCCTATAGCCATTACCGGCTGTTTGTAAATAAATGTACGCGCAATGGTGAAGTGGAGCCACGCATATCAGCCTTGGTGCTTGGTTCAGGGGAAACCGTTGATACCGACTTCACGATGACGTTGTATGGTGATTATTCCAAATTGAACCGTGGTGAGGGCTTCCTGCCGACAGACGTTGGCAGGTACATGCGTATAAAAGGTTCGGATAGTTATTGGCGCATATGCCAGATCATAGAGAGGGTCACAGCCACCAACGTCACCGTGCGTTTAGACGGCGAACCACTCCCCGACTTGAATGACATACGTGAATGGCAGATCGCGTATTTCAGCGACACCACCGGCTACCCGCGCGTGGCGACCTTCTTCGATGATAGGTTATGGATGGGTGGCAGCAAGTCCGCGCCCGATCTTGTGGTCGGCTCGCAGACGGGCGCGTACGAGAAATTTGCTCAACGTACTCCGACTAATGAGGTTTTGGACGACAGCGCTATCGTTGTGCGTTTAAACTCGCGGCGGCTGTCCAAGATCATGTGGCTGGAAGATGACGAGAAGGGGCTTCTCGTCGGCACCGGATCGCGGGAATGGGTCATTTCCCCCACTCAAGCCGACTTGGGGATCACGGCGCGCAACATCAAAGCCCGTAGCTCATCCGCGCGTGGAAGCGCGTTCGTGGAGCCAGTGAAGATTGACCGGCAAGTGCTTTATACGCAACTGGCAAGGCGCACGGTCAGAGAGTACGTGTTCGTATTTGAGGCAGACGGATATAAAAGCCCGTCAATGTCGTTGTTTTCATCGCATCTTGGTTCCATACGCTTCGCGGAAATGGCCTATACGTCAGAGCCGCATAGTATCCTATGGCTGCGACGGGATAATGGCAGCGTGGTCAGTCTGACCTATAACCGTGACGAGAATGTTATCGGTTGGCAGACGCACGACTTTGACGGCGTGGTGGAAAGCATGTCGTCTATCCCGTCCGACACGACCAAACAGGATACGCTATGGCTTGTCGTGCGGCGCGTCATCAATGGCGTGTCGAAGAGATATATTGAAAAGCTGATGCGGTTCTGGGACTTTGATAGCGTCATCAGTACCGCGCATTATGTCGATTGCGGCTTGAGATATGTAGGAACGCCAATCAGCACCCTCTATGGATTGCAACATCTTGAAGCAAAACCCGTGGTCGGACTGATCGACAACATCCCCTTTGGCCCGATCACGGTTCATGACGGCAAGATTGACTTGCCCTATGAGGGGTCCAACATAGTCGTTGGCGTGGATTTCGACAGCTTCGGTGAAACAAGCAATATCGAAGCCGGTGCGGCGGATGGCACCGCGCAGGGTAAAACCAAGCGCGCGCATAATTGTGTTGTAATGTTATGGAATAGCGCATACGGGGAGATAGGTCGCTATAACGAAGATCGTGACCAGTATGAATATCGTGAGGTTGAGTATAAAGAAAATTATGACACTATGCCGGTGCCCGCGCTACAATCAGTCATTACGGAACCCATGGACATGCCGTCCGGGTACGGTAAGCGTGGCTCAATAGCTTTCAGGCGTACAAAACCGCTCCCGTTCAATGTTATCGCAATACTACCGCAGATGTTCACGCAAGACCGATGATAGACTATACACCGTGTATGCCGGAACACGTAAGGTATATAACGCCACTACCCGTGCAAACGGAAGAACACAGAGCCTTGCTGATGCCGGAAGGTGCTGACCTGATCCTTCGCTCCATGGGCCTCAGTGCATGGCACAGGAGCCGCTGTCTGGGGATGGCAGGCATATGCCAGATTTGGCCGGGGCGCGCGGAAGCTTGGGCGCTGTTTTCCTACGATACCGGGCAGTTCATGAAGCCCGTCTTGCGCCATGTACGGTACGTGCTGGACACTTACCAGTGTCGCCGGATAGAGATATCGGTTAAACGCGGAAACGTGGAAGGGCAACGCATAGCGAAGTTGCTAGGGTTTGGAGAACCGGAAGGGTTGTTGCGCGCGTACCACCCGGACGGCAGCGATATGTACATCTATGCAAGGATACGCGTCTGATGGCTGCGATAGGCATAATCGGCTCTCTTATCTCCGGGGTATTCGGAGCTATTGGAGCCATGCAGCAAGCATCCGCTGCGGCGGCGGCTGCGCAACAGAACGCAGCGATTGCTGATTACAACAGGAAAGTATCGGAGCGCAATGCTGCCGCCACCCTTCAGACCACGCAACTCGAAAGCGACGAAAAGCGCCGTGAAGGGCAACGGCGTCTTTCTTCAATGCGTGTCGCGTATGGTGCAAGCAATCTTTCTCTTGAAGGTTCGCCTCTGGACGTATTGGAAGATACGGCGCTAGAGCAGGAATTGGACGTGGCGAAGCTTGGATATAAAGGCCGCGTCAAAGCCGTGGGCTATAAAGACGAAGCCGCCAACTATGCCATGAAAGCAGAACTGCATCGTATGGAAGCGGAGTCCGCGCAAGCCGCAGGACCAATCAGTGCAATCGGGAAACTGTTTGGTGGCTTCAGTTCAGCGGGTAGCTCGCTGATGAGGATGGGATAATGCCGAATATCCCCGTCACGCTATCCAAAGAGAATTATGACACCAGTGGTCTGGAGCGGTCATATTCAAAGGTGACCGCTACGCCGGATATGTTCGGGGCGCAAATCGGCAAGGCGTTGGGTGATCTTGGCACAGGCATAGGCCAAGCTGCGCAGGCATTGAGCCAGTATAATAAGGAAGGGGAAGATCTAAGGCGACAGGAAAGAGTAGCAAATACGGTTTCTACTTTTCAATCACCTCAGATATACCATCAAACGGTTCAAAGTAATCCGGCACCCGATGGCGCGGGCTTGTCGAAGGCAGTTTCGGATAACATAACTGCGGAGATTGAAAGACAGACAGCGAATATAACAGACCCGAAGGAGCGGGCACAGACCAGAATAGCTCTCTATGCGCAGCGTCATCACTATACGACCGCTGCTGTAAATGCTGAATACAAACAGAATGAAGAGCATTCCACGTTTTTACGGGCGCAAGGACTTAATGCGCTTGATATTAAAATACGTACCGATCCGAGTTATTATGACATAGGCGTTAAAGAGGCTCATGCAATAATTGATGCAAGCACGGGTACGCCAGTAGGAGACAAGCCGAAACTTAAAGACGCGGCGACAAAAGTTTTAGCCACTGCCCGTTTCGAAGGTCAGATGAATTCGGCGCGTTCACCGCAGGATGTTATCAACATCCGGACGGAATTGTATGGCACCAAGAAACTGGAGCCGGGCGGGACCGCGCAACTCGGGACCATCGACATAAACGGACCAATGGTCCGGAATGAAACCGGCACTCCGATCCCGATGAAGACGCATATCGTTCAAGTGGACGGTGTGACCACGCTGGTTCCAGCTATCGGGCCGGATGGAAAGCCGATATCGCCAGAAGAAGCGGCCAAGTTAAGCAAGGAAACCGGAAATCATTTCGGCAAGTATAATGACGAGAAGGAAGCAAAGAAACAGGCGGATAAGATAGACCAACAACAGAATGCCTTGTATGACAACAGATGGCATAAGGAATTATCCGCACCGCATTTCGAACAGATCACTAAAAATCTTAATGAGCTACAGTCGAAGATACAGACAGAAGCGAACAGAGTTGCAAATATCGCAATTCAAAGTCTGGAAGGTCGTGACGCAGATCAAAAAGTTTTATTGTCAAGGGAGGAAATGCTAGGCGTAAAGGGCGTGGTGGATGCAAGCGGTGATCCTCAAATCCACGCAAAATTTGAGAGAATTAGACGTAATCAAGAACAGAAAGCCAAGGAACTAGGTTTGCCTATACCTATACTGGAAGGCATAAACCAGCAGAGACGCGGTGGCGCGAGTATATCTTACCCGAATGCCCCGGCTGAAATGGCAACATCTTATAACGTAGCGAACAAACATTTTCAGGAGATAAGCGTAGGTTATCTTGGCGCTACGGCACACCGCGAATGGGGCAGTACATATTTCCCCAAGTATCAGTCGCGTGGTAATGTGCAGTTCAAGCCAACTCCCACGGCTGCGCATACGAATTTAAGTCATCTTCAACCCCATATGCAGGAAGCATTAACCGTTGCAGGGCAAGTGTTTGGTCAGCCGTTGCAGATTAATTCCGGCTATAGGTCGCCGGAGCATCCGGTTGAAAAGGCCAAGGGCACTCCGTTTCGTCCCGGTCATCATGTGCAAGGGGACGCTGTTGATATCAATGTCAGAGGCATGAACGGACCTACTCGCGCAAGGCTGGTGGATGCGTTAGTTCAAGCCGGGTTCACGGGCTTTGGTGAATATCCAACCCATATTCATGCAGATACGCGCCAGACCGTGAGTATCTGGAATAGTGTTTCTCCGGAAGTTGGAGCCGTCTATCAAGCGCGTGGTGTCGTTCCCGGTGCGCCTTCGACGGCTCTCAAGCGCGAGGGTCCGGGGCAGCAGATAGCGGCTGCAACGGTTCAACCACCCATTGACTATACACAAGGTATTTCGTCCGCAAAAGCGGCAGGACCGTTTCAGATCATTCCCGGAACGTGGAAAGATTATACCGATGTAACGAGGCCCGAAAGCAAAAGAATTATCGCAGCTATCAAGGCTGAGACTGGTGTTGATTTTGCCACGATGACGCCAGAACAGCGGGCACCTTATGTGTTTAAACCCTTATTTGCTACGATTGTGGCGGCGGGTATCGCAGCGGAGAATAAGAAAGCAATACGGGACGTTCTGCAACGCGAACCCACCGATGCCGAAGTGTATATGGGGCACTTCTTTGGCGGGTCGGGCGGGCCTACATTCTTGCGCGCATATGCAACAAACCCGGATCAACCGGCAGCGGTTCTGTTTAATGTGGCATCGAAAGAAAAGGACAATCGAGGCGTATTCTTTACAAGGGATGGCACGGCGAAAACCGTGCGTGATGTTTATAACGATATGACGCATTCGTTTTTGGCGACACCAAATCAGGTCACGTATGGTGATATTCAACAGACACAAAAGACAATAGATCATACCAAGACCGAAACCCATGCGAATGTCGTTGGCTTTGTAAGGTCAACGGGAACAGCCGCCGTCATTCCGCTTAATGCTCCCAACGGATATGAAGCAAGGGGAGCGTTGTTCGCTGATAACGGTTCGCGTTATCAACTGACTGCGGATAACAAGCCTTTTGATGCGGTCACGGAACTGCCGGGGATAAAGAAGCAATGGGAGGAAGGTGACGCCGACATGAAGTCGCAGATGTTGGCGGAATGGGCGCGTATGGAAAGAACCGGACCCGGAGCATTTGGCGCGGCCATGAAGCAGATGGGGCTGGAGAACACAGCCTATGACGTGGCGGCGCAATTGGTGAAGCATGATGATCGTGCTACGGCCACTGCCGTCATGGCCGGTCAGGACCGATATAATAAAGACGAGACTGCGAAGAAAGTTCTCGGACGGAATGAAGATAATTATAACGCATTCCAGACTACGGTTGGAAACTCATTGAATGGACTTAGCCCAGAGGCGCGCGACGGGATATTCAAGGCCGCGAACGCGCATTATGTAAACACGATGTTTACCTCGGCCCTTAGTCGCGGGCTTAAGATGAATGAATTCAACAAGGATGAATATGCGAAATCAATACAAGCCGTTATTGGTGGAAGGGGGGCCGAACGTATCGCGACCATAGACGGCCAGCTTACCATGCTGCCGAAGGACGTGACCCAGCCGGAATTTCAGCTAACCGTCGATAACCTATCGGAACAAGATTTGATCCGGTTCTCCGTGGACGCGAATGGTCAGCCGATAAGTGAAGCGCCAAGATATGCAGATGGCACAATCCCGCGACCTGAAGATATCCGCGCCTTTGCAGTCTGGCAGTATGTCAGTGAAGGTATATACAAAGTACAGATGACTTCGGATTATAACCCGCTTGCAATAGCAAGGGGAAGGGGAGGCGGGGCAGAGCCGTATTTGATTAAGCTGGATAAGAAAGCAGTGGACGAAATCACCAAGCGTCCGAACGTAACTGATTTCAGCCAAGACCCCATGGGGATTGGAGCGGGGCCACCTACTAGCGGAAGACCGCCGCCGTCACTGCCACCGGGCGTGGTCCCAACAGCGCCTTCGGGCGGCGGGATAACGCTGCCGTCATTGCCGTCATTGCCGTCCACGCCGCTACCACCATCATTACCGGGTGGGATGCCCTAATGCCTTGGGATGAAGTCAGCCCGTTGAGAGAGAATACGGCGATCCCGCTATCCGGGATATCGCGTGGGCCAAGGCTTGGCATTCAGGAAGCATTCGTTGCATCAATGGAAATGCAACAACGCAACAACTCAATATGGGGTCTGTCATACTATTTCTCCCAGCTTGACGATGAGCAGGGAGCAAAAGCCAAGGCGGCGGGCAAGCAGTATACTCCGCTATTCATGCAACAGTCAGGCACAACGATTGACGAAATGGGGAATGAAATACCCTCCTATCTGGGTTTCACGGACGTGTATAAGGACATAGCAAAGCAGCTTGTCGATAAAAAGGACAGTCCATATGGTGCGCAGATTGCCGCTCATAACGCGCATATAGCAAAGCTGAACGCAGAAGACCCAAACCTCAAACTGCTATCCATGGCTGAAATGTTTGGGGAGGTGAAGAAGAAAGCACACGAAGCGGAATTTCGCGGGAAACTGCCTTGGACATGGGGCGGCGTGGTGGGCGGCTTGGCGGGCAGTGCAGTGGGTGGCTTCGATCCGCGTACGGACCCGCTGAATGCGCTCACGGCTCCGCTGGCCGGGGGAGCCACGATCCCCGGACGCATCGCCGCTCAGGGTGGCATTCAGGCCGGGGCGGAAACCATTGGCCAATTGACCGGCGTGCAGGAGAACCGGCGTCTGCTTGGGCTGGAGCAGGAGAACCCGCTTTGGGCGATTGGTGGCGCGGCGCTGGGCGGCGCGGCGTTCCAAGGGCTTGGAGAATTCGCTGCGATGGGGCTACGGCGCGTCGGGACCGGGAAGTGGTTCGCGGACCTTCCGAACGATCCGGCCCCTCCACCGCCCGCTGCGCCCGCTACAGGGGCCATGCCGGGGGCCGCGAGGATGGCACCGGGGATTGAGCCAGCACTTCCAACCCCCTTGGCTCTCGCGTTTAAACAAGCATTCCCGGAGCCGCGTTCGTCCCTGTTGCTAACGCGCACCGGGGCCGCTCGCGCGACCAGCGATCTGGAGCATGTTTCGATTGCGCTGGGGGCATGGGGTGGTCCGCACCCATGGGAGGTGCCGGTCCCGACAGTGACACGTCTGCCGGGGCAACCAGCGGACCCGACAGGCTTCCAGATTAGACCGGAGCCGGGTTCCGAAAGTTTGGACGTGCTCGCGCGCCGCTATGATCCGGACTTGTTCAATGCCTATGACCGTTTCACCAAGCAACGGAATAAGATAGAGGTTAGGCTGGGCAAAGAAGAGTTTGACGCAACGCTTATAGCGGCAAACGAAATTGCCAGACTTAACGAACAGATAAATGAACTCAAATTACGCGCACCACGAACGCAGCCATTACTCGCTAACATAGCTTCACTTGAAGCAGAGGTAGCCGCAAAGCAGGAAGCAATACGAATAAGTGGCAGGCCGGAAACGGCAGCCGCGCGCAATTCGCTGGTGCATGTCAACGAGCAATTGCGTAATATGACTGCACCATTAGAGCGTGCCTATAGCCACGCGCAAGGTAAGTGGGACGCCTATACAAGCCAGCATTCCGTCGAAATCAACCACATGATTGAGAACGGTTTGCTTGGTATTCAAGGCTCACCAGTACGCACGCCCCCTCCACCACCAGAGCCGCCCGTGGTCGATCTACCGGCGTCAATGGATGCGTTTATCAAGAAGACGGGAACACATGCGATTTCCGAATTGCAGACGGCGGGCGGTACTCCCCGTCCGGGTGAAGCGCCAGTTGACGCTGCATTGCGTGTGCAAAAAGAGCAAGAGCCGTTCGTGAAGGAAGCGCAGGATAAAGCCGTGAATACGTTGATCCGTTTGGCGAAGGAAACGAAGGAAGAGTTTCTTGCTCGCATTAAGACTGAGGTAGAACAGGAAACGGGTGTTCCGATAGCACCCGTAGTGCCACCCGACACCATAACCATGAGAGTGCATGGGCGCGAGGTATCAATGCATCTGGATAACGACAAGATTAGAATGCCCGGTGATGATGGCGAGGGAGAGCGCATAGTGTCGGTGCGGGAGCTTGCCAAGGAAATGGAAGACGACAAGAAAATGCTTCAGGCGGTTACATCATGTACGCTGACTTCGTAAAATGCGTTAACGATCAACTCAAATCGCAGGGCTTCGGGGAGAAGCGCCGCGATAAGGTCATTGATAATTTCAACGGGCTTATAAAGGGATTTGAAGCGCAGGGTCATAGCTCGGAAAAATCCGCCGCTATGGCCATGACGGCGGTTTTCACAAAGTTGGAAGAGGAAGCAGCCGCACGTCAGAAAAGCAAATTAAAAGCCATTGAAGTCCAAGGCGAAACCCTCGCACGCGCGGAAGCGGGTAAAAGCATAAACGCAAAGACTTGGTTCGGTGATGGTGGTCGCGGCAAGGGCGGTGGTGTTGCTCGCGGTCTGACTGACATGATTGAGTTTGATGGTCGCGCCACTGGAGGGCAAACCAACGCCATAGCAAAACAAGCCGGATTGCTGGGCAGGTATCATGCCATGATGGCGACGGCTCTTGATTATTTCGGCAAGGGAGCGTTCGGCACGCAGCGCAACAAGATACATTTGCGTGAACTGGAGGATGCATTATTCGATATTAAATCAACAAGCAACCCGGATATAAAAGCGACGGTTGAAGCTTGGCAAAAGACCACGAGTGCCACGGTAAACGATTTCAATAATGCGGGTGGTTCGCTTCGTGAAAAAGCAAATTGGCGCATACCGCAGAAGATGAACCCGGCAAAGCTTCCCATGTTCAAGGACATTGGTTCGTGGGTCGATGTTATGCTGAAGCGATCCGATTGGGACAATATGCGTATGCCCAACGGAGCACCGATCCCGGAAAAAGCCCGTCGAAAATTGCTGGAAGACATATACCCGACTATCAAAACGAATGGCGGGACCAAGATTGATCCGACTGCCTTTAACGGCATGGGTCGTGAAATGGGAAACCTGCTGGAGCAGCATCGTTTCTTTGAATACAAGACTGCGGACGACTGGCGGGCCGTAAAAGAACTATATGGCGCTGATGGCAATGTCATAGACATTATGTTTCACCATCTAGACAACATGGCGCATAAGACTGCGGCTGTGGATACGTTCGGTACTAACCCGGACCTGTGGTTGAAGAACGCGGAAGCAACTGGAAAGCAGGCTGCGGCGGAAATAGTCGCTAAGGCCACGACAAAGATTGACGAACGCGCGTCCATAGAATTTGAAAATGCTTTCAAGAACAGAGTTAAACCCATGTTCGAGCAATATATGGGTTATAACTTTATGCATCCTGATACGTACATGAGCAGTTATGGTATGGCTGCATCGAATACCTTGGTTAGCGTACAACTCGGGAGTATCCCATTTCTGTCGGTCATGGGCGATTTCATGACTTCCATAGCCAACCGCATCCTCCGCAATACGCAACTCACAGGAGGTATGGAAACGTATTTCAAGAGCATGACTTATGATTATAAGAACATGCAGAAGATATTTGTACGCGAAGGGCTGATAGCTGACAGCCTGACAGCATCCACCTATAACACGCAACGGTATAGTCCCATAGCGACATACGGACCAGAGTGGTCCAAGAAGTTGGCCGATTGGACCATGCGAGCGAATTTGAACAACAGGCATACGGAGAGCGCGCGGATTGCCGTGCGGAAGAGCCTGATGGCTATGATGCACGATTATATGCCAACGAAATATGACGAATTGCCATTCAAGGATATGCTCAAGCAATATGGTATCGGGGAGGCGGAATGGGACGTGGTGCGGAAGAACGTCACGCCAAGTACGCCGCAGCAAGGGTTAAACCTTCTTTCGCCAATGGCCATATACAACTCCAAGCTGGCGAACAAGGATGATCTTTATGACCGCTTCTTCAACCTGATCTATCAGGAGGGACTGAATGAAGTACCGGGCGCGACATTGGAAGCCAGCATCACTATGAAGGGGGCTATGCGTCCCGACACCCTGCCGGGATTGATGCTGCACTCGTTCGCCATGTACAAGAATTTTCCAGTTGCCGTATGGCAGAAGTATGCGCGACTGGCACAGAACGAAGAGAACACCGGAAAGCGCCTTGCCTTCCTTGGGGCGCTGGGCGTGGGCGCGATCATCAACGGCGCGGTGGGCGTGCAGCTTCGGGAATTGGCCAAGGGCCGCGAACCCTTGTCCATGAACACCGTGGCCTTCTGGGCCAAGGCGGGGCTTTCGGGTGGGGCTTTGGGCATCTGGGGCGATTATCTCTTTGCCGGTGTCAA